AGACTATATTAGGAGATAGGGCGAATAATTTGACGCCTATTAATTGGAATGCTGCTGTTGGATATCCATATAATGGACATAAGCGAGACTATGCATATGGAACTGCTGGTGAGAAGGTGGTTCTACATGAGTCTGTATATAGAGATATGAATTATGCTCTTGAACAGATTCAAAGTGGTATTTCTCCTACCACTGTATTTAAATGGACTCTTAAAGATGAGCCCATTAAAATGGAGAAAAATAACGATGGAAGAGTTAGAGTATTCGCGGCTGGGCAATTTTGGATGATGTTGTTAGTACGAATGTTCTTTGGCCCTTTCTTTGCGTGGATGAAAGAGCATAGAAGAGCTATGCCCTGTAAAGTGGGAATGAATGTTACGAGTTCTGAGTATGATGAATTTATAAATGATCATTTAAACTTTTCAGATGATAAGGAGAAGAAAAAGAAAAATTCTCTTGATGGAGATTATCCAGTTTTTGACAGATTGTTAGATGACTTCATGTTGGCAATGGATGTATGCATTTTAGTTGCGATGCGAAGTAATTATAGTGATTGGTGGATCACAGTAATGAAGGCATTAGCATTAGCATTATTCCGTAGCTTAATATTGGTCAAAGGTGATTTGATAAAAGTTGAAACTGGAGGAAACTCTGGATCATCAGGAACTGCGGAGTTAAACAGTTTGGATGAATTCATTAAAGAAGTTAAAGCTTATATAGTAGCATATCGGAATTATCTTATATCAATAGATGAATATTCGAATTTTGCAGATTTGACTAATCGCTTGGAAGTGACATATGATTTTATTGAAAATGTGAAACTCGCTAATTATGGAGACGATAATTTGAAAACATTGAAAGATAAGATTAAGTTGTGGTATAATCAGCAGACACATGGCAAGGCTTTTAAAGACCTTGGTTATAATATGTCTGATTCCATAAATAAATCTGAAGCCCCTTCTTTCAAAAATGTGACAGAAACATCATTCCTTAAGCGAACACCTATTTATTGTCCTGAACTAGGACAATGGGTAGCAGCGATTGAGAAAAAGTCTATATATAAAATGATGACTTGGAGAGTTGAAGGAATACTCTCATCAGCAGAGCATGCTGTAATAATATGCGAAGAGGCCCAGCGAATGATGTTTTGCTGGGGACGCTCTGATTATAATGATTTTGTGAAGAATGAATTGAACTTGTGTAGTTCATTAGTTGCTTTCAAAGTTATGAGTTATGATGAGCAAGTTGCATTCTATCAAGAGTGTGATATAGAAGGAAAAGCGTTTTTCGCTGATACTTCAGGAGATAGAGCCGATATCTCCCTCTCGAAAGAGAGTAAAAGCAGTACAAATGATTTGTGCTGTGAGGCACAATTATTGATACCCCCTTCATGATGAGTGAAGGGAGGCATTTC